GCGTAGCCCTCAATCACCAGTGAATCATCACCGGCTGCGCGTACTTCGCTAGTTCGCAATTCGACGTTGTCGCCGTACTGCTTGCGTAATTCTTCTACGCGGTCATTTTCTTTATTCTCCATTTTTATCGGGTTCTGCGATCTTGTCGCTGTAAGCTTGTAGGCTTGACAAAGCAATTGTGTTGACTTGTATGCTGTGTGCATCGCCTCCTTCTGTGGGATTCATTCCTTCCTTTTCTCTAACCTCGTTTATACTCACGACTCCACTAGATAGGAGCTTTTGGTAGAAGTCCGCACGGCTCTGCATATCGCCCCTATACAAGTCGTTCAAATTGAACTTGGCGTAAAGCTGTGGTCGTTCTCGGTCTTGAATCAACTTGCGGTCGATCTCCTGTTCTATTCGCTTCGTCCACGGGCTGACCGTATGCCGTGCAAATTGCAAGTTTTGCTGCTCAACGTTGTTGTATGTTGTTTGGCTTTCAAGCTGTACCAATGTCGGCGGAACGCTAAAGATTCGGCAAATCTCTTCAGCTTGGAACTTTCGAGTTTCGATAAATTGCGCTTCGTCTGGGCTGATGCTGATTCGCGAATACTTAAACCCGAACGGCAGCAACTTCGTGCCGGCTTGCTGCTGCGCTTTGTTCCATGAACCTTGGATTATGTCCATTTGTTCCTTTTTCAAAGGCTGGTCGCTCGAAAGTATGCCGGTCATCTGTCCGCCGCTTCCGAAGTATTCCGCGCCAAAGTTCTCGGCTGCCTTTGCAAGTCCAAGGTTTTCCCGGTGTAATTGGATTGGCGACTTCCTTTGAAGGTTGGAAATCTCCAGCATATTTTCAGGCTGTACAATGCCCACGCCGCGCACGCTATACACAAAAGTGCCGTTCACCGGCTTGCGGTCAACATCCCAAACGTCAAGGCCAATTAACTGCGTGGCATAGCCTCGGTTGTCGCGCTCGATTAGTGCGTATCCTACGCCATTCAAAACCGCGTTTGATATGATGGTTTCCCAAAACTCGAAAGCCGTTTGAAAATCGTTCGGCTTGTATTTGATGAGGTCGAAAGCTGGGTGCGCGTATGCCGGGCTAACGTCGCGCCCTTCACGCTCGAAAACGTCAAGACCTAACGAAGCAATGGACGATGCGATTCGGTAGGTACAAGCGTACACCGTCGCAATGCTCATCGCTGTATTTTCGTTGATGTTCGCTCCGCTGTTCGTTGTGCCGTAGATGCCCAAATCATAGGGCAACCGTTGGCTGTCGTACTTTCCTACTCTGTAGCGAAATAATGCGCTTAATCTGTCGCGAAGTGTTGCCATATGTGGTGCAAATTACGAAAGGGAAATTATATCGAATATGGTTTCACTCGTGCCGTTGGTTTTATCGTGCGCATATTCGTTCATGGCGATGATGGAAGCGATCACGCCGTCTACTTTTTTGGCTTCGTTTCGCTCTTTGGTCACTCGCTTGTTTTCGTTCACGTCGGTGTAGATAACAGCGCACCCCATTTGCCATCTTAGAACCTCATTCGCTCCGTGGATGATGTTGCCTTTCATCATCTGCATTTCGAATTCTTTGGTCGGCCCGTTCATGGTCGTGATATTCTGCGCCATTGGGTGCATTTCTATGTCATCTTGAACCAATTCGCTCACGATATAAGTGCTGAAACGCGGATCATATCCGATACTTCGCACGTCGTATTTGGCGCATTGGTCAACAATATGGTTCTTGACAATCCGGAAATCAGTCACATTGCCCGGTGTGATTGTCAAATGTCCATCTTTGGCGAAGCGCAAATAGTCGATTCCTGCGCTTAATTTCTTGCTGTTGGCTTTCTCTTCGTTGACGAATTGATGCAGGATTAGATAGAAGCAATCGTGTTCGTCGTCTCTAAATAGCAACGAAAAAGCCGTTAAATCCTGCGTGGATGCTAAATCTAATCCCCCAAATGCAGGCAAATTGGGCAATCTTTCCCATGGAATCGGATCTGATCCGCGCATGAAGATGTCATCAGGAATCCACGCGTGTTCTGCGCTCGTCCAAATGTTAAGGTTGAGCCGTAAAAACGTGTTCAGATAGCTTGGAATGGTCTGGGCTTTCTTGCTTTCCTGCTCGAAATACGCCTTTGTACAGATCGTGCCATAGCCGGGATTCGCTTTCTTCCATGTTTCTTCTTGCGTCCAGTCGTCATCTTCGTCCGCTGCGTACAAAACAGGAAGAAAAGTGTCATCTTTTACAATTCCATTCTTGACCTTCTCGGCGTATTCGTGTACTTCCCAGCAGATGGAATTGCGATCATGCCCGGCGGTTGTCAGCGCCATTACAATCGGCTGCGTTCGTGCGCCTGTACTTGTAACTAGAACATCCCAAAGGTCGCGGTTGGGTGACGTGTGCAGTTCGTCAAAGATTACGGCGTGGCAGTTGAATCCGTGTTTGGTGCTGGCTTCTGCGCTGATCGACTTGTAAAAACTGCTTTTGTACTCGATGGAATTACGCAGAACTTTACCTCGGTTTGCAAGGTGCTTGTTGTTGTATACCATCTCTTGCGCGATGCTGAAGACAATGTTGGCTTGGTTGCGGTCGCCCGCCGCAGAGATGACTTCTGCGCCCGGTTCACCATCCGCGAAAAGCATATAAAGAGCAATCGCAGCAGATAGGTTCGACTTGCCATTTTTACGCGGGATTTCAACATAACAGGTTCTGTATTTGCGCCTGCCGTCGGCTTTCTTCCAACCGAATAGCGGCCGTATGATATCGTTCTTTTGCCAATCTTCCAGCAGAAACGCCTTGCCGCCTAGCTCGCCCTTGACGTGGGTGCAGAACTTCTCGATAAAGTCAACCGCGCGATTCGCTGAAACCTCATCGAAATAGAATTCATCCGAAATATTCGTCAACGCTTTCCTCTGTTTGTGCCGTTGTACCAACCAACCGTTCAAGCGTGGCGATCATCGCCTGCTTTCGCATCCGTGCCTCTTTGAGTTGTTGCCATTCGGGTCTTGCGCGGCTGTAAGTGTCGCCGCTTTTGCCTATTACTTGGTAGCAAGTGCCTTCATTATTGCAGAATTCTTGCAACATTTCTTCCTCAATTTCCACGCAGGAAAGCGTTTGGATCAGCGACTTTACGCCGCTAGTGAGGTCGCCGCGAGTGCTGTATTCGGCTACGCGCTCGGTGAATCGTTGGAATTGTGGGTCGTTCATGCCCCCAATGTACGGCCCTCCCCTTTTGGTCTGAAGCTAAAAAGGTGAAATCTGCTAGCTTGCAGGGATGGTGAGGCCCCTGCACTTTATTTTCGGCACCCCCTACCCCCAACGCTCGCGGCCACTCTTAACTGCGTGACAATGAGTGCATAAGGCTTGCCAATTGGATGAATCATAGAAGTCAAACGTACCCAGCTTGACGGGTTCAACATGGTCAACGGTGTTCGCGAAGTGTCCGCAGTCGTTGCATACGGGATGCGTGCTAAGGAAAGCCCGGCGTGCCTTCTTCCACTTGTGAGTCCAGTATCTCTTGTCTTGTCCGGTCTTTCGTTCGTGATCAACCTTAGGCCGTAGCCACGGAGATCGGCGCGATCCTTTCGGGATGTATGCCATCAACGGTTGTGTTGAATCTTACCGCATACGTCGAGGGCTATGATGTGCAGCCATTGCATTGCGTACCCATCCTTTGCCTGCATTGAGTAATCAATTATCCGCTGGGCTATCTGCTGCCGTTCCTCTTGGTCGTATCCAATAGTCTTCTGGCAATCGCTGAAGTGATAGTTTGAGAACGGCACGCAGTTGTTTGAGGTGGTCGATGCTTGGCGGCTTGTCCTTGCTCCGGGCTGCAACACTACTTGCCTTGCCTTCACGTTCCTCATCGAGTCGTACTCCGAACCGGTATTGATTGCCATGTAAGCCCACGTTGCAGCTATAGCATTGCACGCGTGTATTGTCGTAGTCGTATCGTGTGGCATGATAGCGGCGGCTCATAAAGTGACCGGCTTGCAAGTCGAGGACGTGCGCGCGCTTGCCACAGGTGAAACATTCTGACGTTCTTTCCTCATCCGCATACTTGCTGCGTATGTATCTGCTCCATAACGGGTCGATGGATTCGATAAGCTTTTGCCGTTCACTCTTCTTTCGCTTTGCCATTGCCTGCTAAGATAGCACGCTCAATCTGTTCGGTGAGTTGTTGCCGTTCTCTTACGCTGCGTTTGTACTCTGGCATCTCCTGCACCTTATGCCATCGCTGTTTCAGGGTGCGCTGATGGTTTGCTTTTTGGATCTCATAGCGAACTTCGCACATCTTGAAAAATTCTGTTGTGTGTTGTGTCACACTTGGATGCGCTGTAAACTGTCCGCCATGCTGTAGGAAATATTCCTTTTCGATGCTGTGGGGATGGTATCG